GGCTTCCGTGTATTTGGACCGGGAGAACCTACCCTAGTGGGGGGGGGGGGGGGGGGGGGGTAGGGGGGTGTAGCATTTTGCAACAACCCCTGTTTTTCGCGGGAAAAACGCATGTTTTTGGTGTTTTTATGCGTTTTTCTCGGGAAATACGCATGTTTTTCGTTGGGTGCATTTCGTGCTTGTTTTCTAGTCGTTTTCGCACTTCACGCACGTTGCGCCCTTGTTTTCTAGGGCTTTTCGTCACTGCACCCTCACTGTCGTCCTCGCCTCATCGCCCCACGACTTTTCCACGATCAATCGCCTGACGTGCGTGTCGTCAAACAACTCTTTCAACGCATCGAGCACAGCCTTTGCGACGTTGTCGCAGTCAGGTCGTGGCAGCACTGGTGCTGTCGCCTTCACTCCACGCTTGTTCATGTGCGACTTGGGACGTGTGAACACAGCATCAACAATCACCTCAATCGGTTCGCTGATTGGCGTCAGACCGCACGCTAGAGCCTCACGCAGTATCGCGTCACGGTACGCATGCACTGGATGCTTCGACGGCACGTACGCCCTGGCGAAGCCGCCGCGTGTACTGACTCGCACCCGAGGCTGTGGCACTGGATCGCCTGCGACAGAGAACGTGATCGGCTTCATGCACGCAAGATGGCAGGCGTGTCAAGAAAGCCTTGCAAGGATGTCACGAATTGACGCTGAGTGGTTAGTCTCAAACATGCCGAGAGCGTTCATTTCAATTGACGCAACTATCAACGCCTCTCGCTCAACGGATGTGAGCTGCCTGCGCATTGCTTGCTCACGCAACGCGGCGTTTTCAGCCATGCAGGACGAAAGTCGCTGACTCAAGGCGAACGCCTGAGTTGCCGTACTTTCAAATGCAGGCTCCGGCTCGTCGTGAATCCATCCCATTTACGTTGCCTCCCACAGAAGTTTTCGCTGCAACGGATGCTTGTCTACTCGCGGCCTACTTTGACAAGACCAGCTGCCCCCCCCCCGTTCACCAAGACATCGCCAGCCGCTTGCCTTGAGAGATGTCCCCGGCTCGTCGTCCAAGATGTAAGTGATGAGTCGTGCATACCCAAGCGACTTTGCTGCACGCCACGCAGCGCCGTACAAGCAACTGCACGCATTAGGGCATCCGTCGCTGGCGAGTCTTGTGACTTCGAGCGTCCATCCATCGTCATTACCACGAGCCACTGGGCGTCCAACCACGCACACGCCACGGACAGTGCCGGATTCGTCTGCGACGGCGAGAGAGAACTTGTGGCCCACTGGCGGGCGATGATGCCGATGGTGCTGACGTACAAAAGACACTGCCTCCGAGAAGTCGCACGGAACAACTTTCAGCACTGGTTGCTTATTAGTTGACATAGGTCAAGCAAACCAGTGCGACACGTTGAGCACCTCAAAGTGCCTCATCACCTGTCGCACGTAGTGCCCCTCGTGAATCTCATCCAACGCATACGCATGGATGACGGCACCATTAGCGAGATAGAAAACGGCGACGCCCACTTGGACGGGCCGTAAAGCGCCGTCCAGTGGGCCGCCTAAGAACTCGACTGTTATCCAGCCTTTGCTCATTCGTAGCGAATCACCGCGAACCAGCCACGCGGACCACGGGCTACTCCCTTTTCAACGATGCGGTATCGCCCGTAGTAGCAGCAGTTCCGCAGCGCAGCATCAGGCGACGACGACGAGAAGCCGATGCCTTCACGGCGTCCTCCAGCTGTGCCGCAGTGACGCAGTACGCCGGTGCGTGCCATTTGCTCGGCGTCATCCTGAGCCGAAGAAATATTTACCCGCCTGGCGTTGATGATCACGTCCTGCCCGAAAATCATGCCGGGGGGGGTAGTAATCAAAAACGCGAGAGCCAATACGATCCTTCGCATATCGTCCGTCCTTTCGACTAGGGAAAGCCGCTCCGTGCGGCACTGCGACTCACACTAGACGTCGCGTCAAGTAATCCCGTGGAAGCGGTAGCCATCCCACGAATACTTCGGGGTGCTAATCCGCTCCGTCTTTGGCACTGCTGGCGGCTCTCGCCGTGCTATGCACTCAGCCGCACGCTCTTTGATCTGCTCTGGCGTCGGATCGTCTTCCTGTGGTCCGTGGTGGCACCGAGGACGTCGCGGCAGGCCGTGGCGTATCCGTAGCTTTTCGACGTAGCCGGCTGAGCAGCCCAAGGCGTCGGCAATCTCTACATGAGTCTTGCCAGCCGCCCAGAGCCGCTTCAGCACGTTCTTGTCGTAGACAAGTCGCCAAACTCCCATTAGGCGTCCACCGCCAGTGGCATGATCACGCCAGTGTTGTCGCCGCATCGCAGGATGACGGCAGACTGTGCGTCCACGGCTTCGACTTCGACCTCTGGCTCTGCCTCGCTGTCGATGCCTCCGAGCCACTGCTGCACGAACAGCGGGTCTAGCTTGACAGTCGCCTTGTCACCGGCTTCCACGACGTCACAGGTGACGCTCGACTCGCCCTTCTCGGCACTCTGCCCATGCAGCCAGATGCCGCCGTCACTGAAGACGAACTGCACGCCCTTGCTCTCGTCGCTGGTCACGATGGCTGCTGCCCGAGTCGCCGCAAGCAGGTCCGCACGGCTGACCGTGGTTGCCTTGGCGTCACGATCCGGCAGCGTGTCACGCCACCGAGGGTAGCGACCGTCGAGCAGGCGAGCCTTGACCGTCACGCTGCCAACCGTGGCGACGATTTCCTTCCCGGTCGTCTCCAGCTGCACGCTGGCATCACCCGCTGACGCAGCCAGCCGAGCGATGATTGCCATCGCACGAGCCGGGACGAGCGTCTGCGAGTCGTCCACAGCTAGGTCATGCTCGCAGTTCACGCACGACAGCCGGCGACCGTCTGTGGCGACGAACGTGACGACCTCGCCTTTGACTTCCACGAGCACGGCACCGAGTGCGTAGCGGCTCGACTCGTCGTCCACGGCGAAGACGACGCCTTTGACAGCACGGCAGAACTGATCGACCGGCAACCGTGTGACAGGCTTCGCACCAACCACGTCCCACGCCGGGTACTCGCCAGCGTCTTCCGTTGGCAGCGTCCACTCGCCCCTGCCGGCTTTGATGACGCACGACGACTCGTCAGGCGTGATCGTGATCTCGTCGCCAGAGTGAGAGCCGAGGATGGCAGACAGCCTGTCCTTCGGCAGCAGCAGACTCACGTCGCTCGGAACCGTCTCAAGCGTGACGTCAATACGCACGTCACCATCACTCCCAGACAGAACCGCGCCCGACAGGAGCACTGACTGGTAGATGGGCCGTGGCGACCTTGTCGGCACCGCCTGGCCCACGGCTGAGAGAGCCGCCTTGATTTCCGGTGCTGACAGGCTGATGCCACCAGCCCGCTTCCTTCGTTCCTTCGTCATTGTCATTCCGCACATCCTTTCGCAGAGAAGTCCCCACCAAAATGCCAACCGTGAACGTCACGGCGTGCAAAATCGAACCAATGCAGACCAAGGCGATGTCGCTCATAGCCCCACCCCCGTCGGCTCTGGGAGAGGCAGCCATGCCTTTGAGTCAAGACGCCGCCCGTTAATCATGCTCTTGAAGAACGGCCCTTGTTGGTCACTGCCGAGGAAGGACGCTGGAGAAACCTTGACGGTTCCTGTCGGCTGTCTGTTGGTGTCGTACTCGGCATGGGCAACGATGACAGTCGCAGTAACGCCGAGAGTGGCGATTTCCGGCAGTCGCTCGCTCACGGGAATCCAGCGTTCAACAATTTGCTCGCTCATAGCCCCAACTCCGATTTCTCAATGACGCTTGCCAGCTTCACGTTTCGCTCAAGCGAAGCCTTGAGAGCCGTTGCCCCTGTCTCCAGTAGCGTTCGCATGTCGTCGCCTACGTCTTCGTCCCAAGCCCGCTGCATCAGCGCCGTGGCGACATCAGCAGGCGAGCCGACGTAGAGCCACTCGGACTCGTAGTCGCCTTGAACTTGAGCCACGAGGTCGCGGATCACGCTGGCGATCTCGCCGCAGTTCGCTGCCGTGTCGCCCTTGGCAAACGCAGCCTGATAGTCGAAGAACGCCAAAGCCTGCTCGACGGTTTCAATCGTTGCCTTCTTGCGGCTCATGCGTCACCGCCGATCACGCGGATCGTCCGCGAGCACCCTTCCACCCACGTCACATAGCCCTTCTTCCGCAGCGGCTCTAGGTGGCACTTCGCCGCGTTGGGCGTCTTCCACCCGTAGTGGTGCTGAATCTCTCGCAGCGTCGGCGGGTACTCGTGCGTGTCGATGTAGCCCGCGATCCACGTCAGCACGTCCTGCTGGCGGGCCGTGAGCGGCTGGCGTTCTGTGGTTGTTGTCATGCTGCACCTCCAAGTCCGAATGGCGTGATGTCGCCGTTGTCGTCAACCCGTCCGAATCGCGGTTCTTCGCCCAGCAAACGCTTCTTGGCGTAGTTGATGACTCGAAGTGCTGTGCGGCTGTGCATCTTGGGAAGCCTGTCAAGCACCATGTCGAAGATTGCTGGGTAGTCAGACGGTGCCGCCGAGTCGATGTAGGCCACGAAGTCGTCAGCCAGGCGGCTGTTCTCGTCCTCGTTGACCGGAATGCCGACGCGAGGCTCTGGTGCCTTGCTGTGCGTCTTCGCCTGCCGCTTGGCGTGCGAAAGCTCACGGTAGGCGTCGAGCATCCACTTCAGCTGCGGCCATTGCGTGTCGCGGCTTCGCTTCACGTTGCGGATGGCGTCGTACAGCACGTCTTGGTCGAGCGACCCAAGGTCGTCGCCCCACAGCCGTTTCTCCTCATCCGTGAATGAGCACGTAGGCCATAGCTGGTTGATGCTCGTTTTGTTCTGTTCCCAAGTTCTCACAGGTTCCCTCCCGTTGGTTGCCGTACCTTCCGCCTGACGTCCTGCTTGGCGTGGTCAAACTCGCCAGCCAGAATCCGATCCACGTACTCGAAGAACCGGGTGAGCGCCAGCGGGTCGCTGAACCACTGGCACTGCGGCAGGCGGGCCAGCGCCTCATGTGCCCTGTCGAGCCACCCTGGAGCCGCTGCGTGGTCTACCCACGACGAGGGTGCCATTAGGTGGTTCCACGGCGTCGCCCGTTCTGTGGCGTTCCAGACGGCTGCAAAGCGGTCCCACTCGTCTGCCGCCCAGCCGGGTTTTGAGAAATCAGAAATCCCGCCAGCCTGTGTAGTGTGTGTATTTCTTTCTTCCCGTAGGGAAGAAGTTGACGTTGGTGTTGACGTTGACGTTGGATGCTTCACGATTGCTGAACCATTGCTCAACGATTGCTGAACGTTTGCTGAACGATTGCTCAACGTTTGCTGACCGTTTGCTCTAGCCGCGATAGCCGCAGCCTTTGCCGCAGCTGCCCGCCTTCCCGCTTCTACCCGCTTTTCCTTCAGTTCCACGCACCTTTCGCGGTGGTGCTCCAGGCGTGCATTTCGCCGCTGGCCGTCCTCGCCAACCGGGAACTTGTCAGCCAGCATGGGCCAGACGGCTGTCACGCCTTGGGATAGCCTCTCAAGGCTGTCGAGTTCAGCCGGCAGCGAGCCGCGATCCCAAGCCACCATCAGCAGCGTGAGATAGTGCCCGCGTTCCTCGGCAGACCAGCCAATCGTGCTCGTCAGGAAGTCCCTGACGTACAGCGGCATATAGATGTCAACTTTGTGCTGCGCCATGTCTCCTCCTTGATTCCGCCCAGCCGCGTCGAAGCGGCACCGTGCCTATCACGAGGGCGGCTGCGGTCATACTGCGGCGGGAATCTTGCCCTGCGCGTGGTACTTCAGGTCGGTCGTCGTGTCTCGACGCCATGCGTTCCAGGCGTGAAGACACTTCACGAACATTTCACGAGGGGCGGCGAGCGCACCGGCCTTGCGGGAAGTAGCACCGCCTCCATAGTTCACAGCTTTCGTCAGCAGGAACTTGTTGAGAACGCGGTCAGGCGTTTTAGGAGTCACGCCAGTTCCATCACGCACTGCAAGCCAGAACTCGTTGGCATCTCGCCTGCTCTTGCTCCACGTCGCGTGCATCGCCGCAACGACAGGGCCTCGCCACAAATGTTGCGTAGCGTCGTTGCGAGCGGCCAAGACTTCATGGACCCAATGAATGAACTGCTTATTGACATCGTCAAGCAGACACTCAGCACGCTCTGCGGCTGGCTTGCGAAAATACTCCTCCCTGTGAATCGAGTAGGAAATCGCCGTGACGCAGAGATTGATGACCTTCGATGGCAGTTCGCACAACTCAGGGTCTACGGCAGCGAACGCACGGTTAATGTCATTTGCGGTGCGCAGTTGTGTGCGACTGTCAAAAGTCGCGTACAGCCTCGCAACGTCATCAAGGTCGTCGCAGTGATAGTGCTCGATCGTTGCGTGAATCGGCTGCGGAAGCTGTTCGTATTCAGCGAACAGGTTGCTCGTGTGCTTGCCGTTGACCCTGTACGTTGCCTGAGTCTGATTACAGTGGACCGTTGCCCACTGCACCGGACGAAACAGGCCAGCCGCAAGCATCTTGCGGTACGCCTCGACGCGCTTCGGGTTAAGCGGCCTGTCGTGCGGGACTGGGTCCATGTCTCGGAACTTGATCGCAAGTTCCTGAGTCACCTTTTCCGTCTTCGGAGTCCCGACCAATTCGTATCCCATGCTTCACTCCTTTTCGTGTTGCGTCCTTTCACCATCCTCGGCTGCACGTCAACGAGACGCCGCCGTGATTTGCCATTCCCTCTCGCCCCTACCACTCGCACTCGCCACGAGCCGTCCCGTCTCAACGATCCTGCCAGCCTTGGCAAGCTCGTTGATCCTCTTGCCGATCTGGTGCCCATTCAGTCCACATCGTGCCGCGATGCCTGACGCCCCAGCCGGCCCGTGCGACAGCGCCTCAAGGATCGCGGCGTGGTGCTCGCCTGCAAACGTCTTGACGCTTGCGGCTGCGGCCTTGCTCGTCACTGGATCGGTGCGGCGAAATAGCGGCAGCGTGTCTTCGATGTCTGGCGTGATGTAGTGGGGGCGGGTCATTGGTTGCGATCCTTCGCGTTGCTGGCTTCCGTTCCTATGCCTCGTAGATTTTCCACTCGTTGCGGCGGCGCTTCATGAGTTCCATGTACTTCTGGTAAGCGGACGTTTTTGTTGGGCTGAACCCAAGCCAACGGCACCAGTAGTCATTCCGCAGGATCGACTTGGCGATCTTTCTCCAACTGGGAGCCTTGCCCATCGTTTCCAGCTTTTTGTCCGCCTCTTGCGGCACGTCGTCTGGATACCCGCGATCCTTCCACCACTTCAAATACACGGCGATCTTGTTCTTGTAGTGCTCGCTCGTTCGTGGCGGCATCGACTTGAGAAGGAATGCCACGTAAGTCTTCCATGTGTGTCCAGTAGGGCATGAGATGTCGCCCTTGCCGAGCACGTTGCCTCGCTCGTTGCCGTACAGAGCGCCAGTGTTTGCACCGGCAACACGATTGACGAGTTTGGCCCACATCTCTGGCTCAACAACTTGATAGAGCCAGAGGCTTTGCCGTTGCGTATCGCCGAATGGCTCGCAGATACGCATCTGGTGAATGGTCATCCCGGCCTGGTGCATGCGGTCATACAGGCGGTTGTAGAACGTGCCCGACTTGGCTGCGTAAGTCCAAATGTCCTCAGTCTGCCAATCGTAAATGGGGTAGACGTTCCAGCAGTCGTCAACGACGTTCGTAGTCCACGGCTTCCCGTCAAGCATTGGCTTGTCACGGGCGACTGTGCGGAAACGGTTGAGACTCTCCTGAGTGCGGATGCCAACGAAGCAAGCAGTGCGTTTGCCGCGCCCATACCACTGGGCGAACAGCGGCACGAACTCTTCAAACATCATGTTGGGAATGTAGAAGTCAAAGAAGTCCCCGCTCTTGATTGAGATGTCTTCCTTCTCTCGCACCCACTCCTTTTTTTCGTCCCAAGCAATCCATTCCGGCTCGTGCTGGGAACAACCGTTCCACGTCGTCATTGGCACTGCCACCCAGTACGGCTCAATCCACTTGGCGTACTCGTCAAACATCTTCCGTGCGTGCGAAATGGTCACGCTGAACTGGCATTCCCAGTCAATGAACAGCACGCCGATTACTTGATTGCGGCGCTTCGCCTCTTCCATGATGAGGTGCATCATTGCCGTCGAATCCTTGCCGGCACTGAACGAGCAGTAAATCCGCTCGAAGTTGTCAAACGTCCACGAAATCCGCTCCTTCGCGGCTTCGAGTACGTTTTTTCCAAGCAGTTTCTTAGGCATCAAACAGGCTCCTTTGCGGATTCCGTCGCGTTCTGTATTTCCACTCGTCAATGACACGGTCTGCGATTCTGTTGGCTTCGATCCTCTGAGAGTCAGTCAGCCTTCCCCATGCGTGCCGCGTCAATTCCTCTGGCACGCCTGCCGCATAGCAGCAAGCCGCCTGACCGAGCCAAGCACGATTGTTTGGCGGCTCGTGGAGGTTCGCTTCGCTTGCGAATTTCCATTTCGTTGTGACATCTCGCATCGCAGCTGCAAGCCTGTGAGGCGTGGACAGAAGCACGACCGCTTCGCCGGCAAGTCGCTCGTGCTCTTGCCGTGGCGCGTCTTGGTACATGCCTGCCTGGAAGTCTTCCCACTCTGTGTACGGTCGAAGATCAGCCTTCATCTAATTCCTCCTCAATGCGCTCCGCTTCCCACGCTTCTGAAAAATCACGGTCAGCAAACAACTCAGCGAGCCCGCTTACCTGTGTGAGTCGCAAGACCTCGTCAGGGTCCATGCCAAGTTCCTTGCCGATCTTCTCGTCGGACCATCGTCGGCGCTTCAGATCAACAACGATTTCAGACATCGCATCAACGCGATGCTTGCCGCGAGCACGGTTGTGGCGGATGGTTGCCGCCATACGGTCGCCCTTGTCCTCGCGGTCTGACTTGATGACGACCAGCGGGAGATATCCGCTGACTCGCTCTCGGACGTCATCGCATTCCTTGCCGACCCGGTGCCGATGGAAGCCGTCAACGACTTCGTATGCCTTGTCGTTGTTCCACGAGACAATCGGCTGCGTGTAGCCGTCCGCAGATATGGACAGCCGCAGCAGCTCCATCTCTGGCGGCGCTACGCTGTTTGGGTTGTAGTCATTAGCCTTGACGACAGAGTTCTTGACCCACTGGACGCAATCCACTGGCTCGGACGCAAACGGACCAGCGGCGTGCAGCAACAGCCTGGCGGCGTTGAGTGCCTCAACCTGTGCTTCAAGCGGCAGCGACTTCAGTTGCTTGCACCATTCCTTGACCTGCGACTTCATCTCTCGAATCAGTGCGGTATCCTTCTTGCTCATGACCGGCTCCTGTGTTTGCGGAAGATCGTCCACAAACATCATTTGCTCGCGTTTCAGTTCGCACAATTTTCCCATGTTTTCGCGTCCTTTCCGTGATGATTTGGCCCCGTCTCGTGGGGCATCCCGGCTGCGTTACCTGTTGGAGACAAGCCGCAGCTGCGGCAGTTACTCGCCACCCTCCGCTTGGCGACCAATGCGGCTCCGATGCGTAGCCGCTGCGGCAATGGCGTGCCGGTCAATTCAGTCCCCTGTCCAGCGAATGTGCTGCCCGTACTCTTCTCGCTCAACCGGCGGCGCTGGCGGCTTGAGCGTCGCCAGTTCAGCCTCTAGCTCTGCGATGCGCCGCCGAAGCTGTGGCATCTCTACGTCGTGCCGCTTGATGTCCCGAAACGCTATCTGCACGATGTCGGCGGCTTTGTGGTAGCGGCTACCACGCAGCACCTCATCAATCGTGTAGGCGAACTTGTCGAGTTCCTCGGCGAGCCTCATGCCGTCACCTCGTCTCGCGTCATGAGGATCTCGACCTTCCCCATCAGCAGCTTGGTCAACTCTGCGAACTCGGCGTCAGTGATCTCGCCTGCGTTGGCGTACGTGTCCAGCTTGGAACGCAATGCCTCGCAGGCTTCGATGGTGCTGGCGTTGCTGATCGCCAGGCGTCCCGCCTCGGCCCGAGTCCGCTGCGGCTCCTGCTTCGCCTTCGGCGACAGCACGACCTTCGCCGGTCGCGGCTCGTCATCGAACTTGGGACGCACCACGACGGGCTCAGACGCCACGGTTGGCTGCGGGTAGTCCTGTGCTTCCTCTGCCGTGATCAAGCCCCGCAGAGCGTCAGCAAACGCATTGCGAAGGGCAAAGCCACGGGCACGCAGAGCCAGCATCCGCTCTGGGTACTGACTCCACGGGCCAGACTTTCCAGCCAGACCGGCACGCTTGGCGTCAGCCATCGAGAACCGGCTGACGGTCGGTGCTGGGTAGCCGCGACGCTTTGCCTCGCAGACAGCCGTCAGGTTGTCGCCCTGGCCCTCGGTGTATTCCTTGACGTACTCGCAGACCGGCGAGGACTGCACCAAGGCCAAGGCGGCATCACCCCAAATCGTCGGCCTGCCGTTGATGACAGCGATGCTCTGAAGCGACTGCATGGGCGACAGCCCGACCTCGCTGCCGTGCTGGATCGCCAACATGCACGACTCTGGCTTGCCCTTGAAATCCTTGGGAGCAAACTCCGAAGCCGCAACCATCTTGGAAAAGCGGAATGCGTCATCGAACGATTGAAGTGCCAGCCCTGTGCTGGCCCTGTGTGTGCTGATTTCCGTGCTCATTTGCCGTGTCCTTTCGTTTCCGTTCCTGTGAAAAATGCCCGCGTTGCGTCCTGCTCGGCGGGTGGTTCGTGCGTCCTTGCTGCTCCGGTTCCACCGGCTCCTTTCCGCCGGCCTGCGTCCTGCTGGCTGGCGTTCCTTGTGCGGGTGGCTTGCCTGTGCCTTGCGACCTTTGAACCGCTGAGCGCTCAGCGGACAGGCAAGCGACCTTGTGTCAGTGCGTGATGTCAGCGACCGGGAATCGCTCCCACGAGTGATCGACGTTGACGACTACCGTGCCGTCGTCGCTAAACCACTCAATGTGGCCCGACCAGCGTCGCCCTGCGGTCAAGCCGCTGACGAAGTCGCCGACGGCTGGCGTGGTGTTGGTCGTGTCTTTCCAGCCAGTGCCGTACGTGTCCTGCATTCCGGCGACGGCTCCTGCGTATTCGTTTTTGTGGGCGTCATTCGTGGTCATGTGGGTCTCTCCTTCGTATGTGGGGCGCAGTGTACAAAAGGCCAGTTGTGAGTCAACGATTGGGAAGTGCTTAAAAACAAGGCGTGGAGCGGTTTGTGGTTGTTGGATTTCCGTATAGTGTTTGCGGTAGCGTCGGCGTTAGATGTGCGGGAAGGTAGCGACGGCGTTAGAAGTCGTCAACTGAGAAAGCGAGAGAGCGTGGAAACAACCAGATCGATGCCGTGAGCCACTGCCTGGGCAAGCTCTGAGTCAGTGCCAAGCTGCTGGCCGAGGCGGATGAAGACGAGGGCTTGAATCAGCTTGTCTGCGTAGCGTTTCATCGCGGGCCATCCTTGGCGGAAGAATCCTGTGTTTTGAAGTGCCGCCCGTTTCGCAGCTGTCGGCAGGCCGGGCGGCTCCACCTTGTGTCGTGTGTCAGCCGCCAGCGTTGCGCGGCGATGCCCAGCAGTTGTTGTCAACGTACCGGCGAAGGTCGTTCAAGCTGCTGAACTTTCCAGCAGACGGGCATCCGACGATCCAATAAAACCCGCTGCGTCCGTCAAAGGCGACGTTCTTGTATGTTCCGCGAATCATTGTGTGGTCCCTTTTGCCTTGTGGTCGTGTTGCCCGCCGGCCCAGTTGCCGGCGGGCGAGGTGATCGGTCTCCTGTCACTGTGCCACTTCGCTGCTGAGTGATCCGCCCATGTTGTAGAGCCCGTCGCGGCGACCCTTGAGGCTGGTTTCGCT